ATGCAGGTAAGACATACTTGGTTGGTGAAAAGCGTCCAGAGCTATTCACACCTACACAAAACGGATACATTATTCCGAATACTGCAATGGTCAATACTTCAAGTGGTTCAACAAATATCACAATGTCACCACAACTTATCATCCAAGGCGGTGTTACTGGGCAATCAGAGCTTGATCGTGCATTTGGTCAGTTTGCTGAAGCAATGGCACAAGAAACTCAAAAGTATTATATTAGCCAAACTGGCTCAGGTAGAAGGAGATAATTTATGGCAACAGCTTACCCAACAATTATATATGGTCAAGGTAGTACCATTAATACTACCCCAAGACTTATAGAGTCGAACTTTGGTGATGGATACCAGTTTACTATTGGTGATGGTATCAACAACTTACCACGAACAGGAACACTTGAGCACCCAAATATCGAAAACAGTGAAGCTGCCACACTATTGGCTTTTCTAAGAGCTAACTCTACAGGTCAAGTGGTTACTATTATAAATTATATGGAAGATCCAACAGGTGCTACAACACTGAATGTAACAATTCAAAATTGGTCACAACGCACTGATGGTATTACCCAAACTTATAATGTAAACTTTAGAGAGGAATTCAGAGTATGAGTATCACTACCTCGCAAGTCTTGGGTGGTAATACACTTACAACAATGATAGTCATTGATTTTTCCACTTGCATCGGCTTTACCCCTACTGGAACAACTACGCTTAGAATGTCAGCCAACCGCAATGGAACAGCTGATATTGTTTATGATGGCAACACTTACAAGTATGTGGGGTTTGATGTAAGTGGATTCCGCAATGAGATTAATGGTGCCCCACCGAAGCCCACATTGATATTTGACAAAGGCAGTTTGATAAACAACTCTGACTTTACAGCTCTATGGGATCAATATTCAGCAGCAACTGGCAATGAGTTCTTTGATGCTCGTGGCGCTAAGATACAGATATTTAGAACTGTTAATTTATCAACCACTCAGCAAACTGCTATTCAAGAATATGTCGTGTCACAAGTTAATAAGATGACCAAGACCACTATAGAATATGAGTTAGCTATTAGCTTGGGTGTTGATAGATTAGGTAATGAAAGTGTACAGACATTAGCCGCTAATCGTTGCAGTTTAAGATACAGACGCTATAATTCAACCACAGCTGATTTTGATTACACTGATGAAAATGCTGGTGGATGCCCTTGGAATAATCCTACTACAATTAGTGATTGGTCTGCTGTTCCTGACAAGACTATTCGCTTTTATAACCGTCAAGACACTGAAATACTCGCGATAAATAAAGCATTAGATCAATGCAGTTATACAGTAAAAGGATGTCAATTGCGCTTTGACCCAAATAATGATGGCCTTAGCTTACCATTAAATGCGTTATACAGTCCGAATATCAATCCTCAAAAATCAGGAAGCTAAATGGCAGATATTTTCAAATCAGTTTCAAAGGCTTTTGCAGCTAATCGAGACACTCGCATCAATTATAATATTGTTGAAGAAGGCTCAACAAGTTTATTAACTGGCATTTATCGCCCTGATAACACCAGAACAGATTTATTTTATAAAAGACCAAATATTACTGGCACGGGCGAAACTACCACTGCTGCTGTAATTTATGGTGAAGCAATGATTACACCTTTCATTATTGACCAAGGTGTTGAAAGCTCTACCAATGATCCTGCTAGTATTCTAAGAACTTATCGCTTCTTAACTGGCGATGGCCCAATGGAAGGCATTGTTGTGGGTCCGAATGGTACACCACTACAAAATGTCTACACAAATGATGGCACTGGTAATAAACCTATTGTTGATAGCAATGGTCGCCCAAGTTTAGCTAATGTGTTTGTGGCAAGCGCCTTAGGTGGAGCTATTACTTCGGCGCCTAAAATTTGGGACTTAATTAAAGGAAGCACACCAGCAACATCAAAGACCACTACAGTTGATCCAGTAACTGGCAAGCCAATTCCATCGGCTTCAGAACAGAAAGCCTTAACTACTGCTGCAGCTATCAACTTAACAAATTTAAGTGATGTAAGTATTTCAAGTCAAGGCAACAACTATGTACTAGTTTATGATGCCGAAGCTGTAGCTTGGGTAGCAAAGCCAATTAACACAGTGTTAAGTGAAACTGGTGCAATATCCATTGATGGTGCTTGTGGTGGTAAGGGCGGCACTGGAGGAACAGGCGGAAGCGGGGGCATCGGCGGAACAGGTGGGGCGGGCGGTGATGGTGGTAGCGCGGGTGGGACAACACCTACCCCTACAACACCATGCTTACCATTGGCTCAGTTTGTAAAATACCCATGTGATGCACCACCAGCAGCTGCCAAGGCTGGAATGGTATTACTGCCAGCAGCTTCGAATACAGCTAATAATGAATATACTCAAAGCATTAAGGCTCTGGGGACGACCGGCATTGAGTATCACTTCTTTGCAAGTGGCAATGGTAAGAAAGCCAATTGGGCACAATCAAACGGCGCTGTACCAAACTGCTCCCCAACTGGGGAGTTTTCGTGTATGGTACCCGCTGACTCAAATCAAGCTGATACTCCATCCACACCCGGTGCTGAAATTGATTGGTACGAGACTGGAACATTTACAGTTCAGATCTGTTTAACTACAGAAATTTGTGGTGAAGAGTATTTGATCTATAAGAGCACCATTACTGAAACTGCGCTAAGTTCTACTTCTTATAGTTTTATTGGTGCAACTATTCCTTGGAGTTCAACACTGATTAGCTCGCTGTTGACTAATTATCCAGGACAAGTATTCAATGACACTAACCCAAATGTAAAAATTTATCTAAAGCGCACTGACACTTGTGGTAGTGATTATGATATTTACTTTGAAGGATATCGCAACTTATTCAATGCAGGCTTCTATGGCCCTGTAACAGTTCCGCCAACTGCTAAGCCTGGATTTACAAATCCATTACCAGTGCCATCACAAGTCAAAGAAGATGATGGCAAGTTTCCAGACATTGCACCTGCTGGTGGTGGCCTTAGTGCGCCAAGTTGCCCTGAAGAAGCAGTCATACCTGGAACACCCGGCACCCCTGGATTACCTGGCTCAACAGGTGGCAGTGGTGGTGCCGGATCTCCTGGTACAGAAGGTGTGGATGGCACCTGTGGCACTGTGGCAATCACAACACCTATAGCGGCACCAGCAATCAAACTGGCAGCACCGGTGGCTAAAACCTATGGTATTCAAACAACACCGCCAGCATTTGATGCAGTCACACTGCCAACAGCCACAATCTCAAGTGGCATTGCAAATACGGCGATTTCTGCAGTATATTCCTTTGCAATGGGCACTGGTACGTTCCAGTTAGCTGGCGCTATTCCTGGCTCAGTTACTTCTTCTATTGGCTCTGGTACTATTACACTAACTGGCCCAGCAGCGGATGTTTCTACAGCAAGTGCGCAAGTTCAGATCAAGCCAGCTAATGGTTCAGGTGGTGAAATCCATTACAAGATTATTGTTGAGAATGCCGATGGCGGTAAGTCAGGCGTGGCAAGTTTATTAGTGCCAAATCAAATTGTTATTAAAGACTCAGTTGCAGCTTCCGCTAAAGTTTGTGTTGATGTTACTTCAAGTGGTGGCACTGGTAAAGTCAAAGTAACTTACAATGGATCTACTAAGGATTTAACTGCGGGATTCGTAGCTTATACAACTAATCCAACAGCAACTGCAGCGCTAATTGCTTCGAATATCAATGGTAACATTGCATTTCAAAATGCATTACCACTGACTGATCCTGCTTGGCTACCACTGTTTGTTGCAACTGCCTCTAGTAATGAAGTAACAGTAACAGCACCAACAGCAGGTGGGTCGGAATTCAATGGCGTGACACTAACAACAGAAGTAACACCAGGCTTTGTATTCGGTGCTTGCAATGGCACATTCTTTGGTGGTATTACTTCGACTATCAATAACTTCTTAAAGAACAATGTACCTAATTGGGATAAGGTCAGCAATGTTCTATTAGGTGTTGCTGGCAATACCTTAGGTGCTGTTGCAGCCAATGTGATTATGAACGGACTGGGTCAAGAACAGATCAGTATTCCTAC